GGCTTCGTCGAGCAGGCGACAGAAGGTGACGAAGACAAAGGGCTCATCTGGCAACTGGAAGACAAAGAGCTGGTTATCACCATTGAGCCAGTAGAAGGCACAAACACAGCGAGGCTGCACTGATGGATTATTCACAGTTAGAAGATACAGAAATCACAATAAGAGTCGGAGAAACTTTCGGGTGGAATCCCTTCTTCATCAATGGAGATGGGAGCGTGGTTTTTCGCGACGATAGGGGGAGATTAAAAGGGCGCAAGGACTACTGCAATAACCCCGCCGACGCATGGCCGATTATTGTCGAAAACAATATATCAATCTCAAATGGCGGAGCAGAGAGATGGACTGCCAATGATGTTGGTATAGACAACCTCTATAAAGACAAAAATCCTCTGCGTGCCGCAATGGTTGTCTTCCTTCTGACGCACGGGGCCCGACATGCTTAACCCCACACAAACCCAAGAATACGAGCAGCAGAGCATAGCAAGGGCTCTCTGCGCAGGATGCAGCAAGCAGCTGGGGCCTGATGAGGTATACGCATGCGGCGAGTGCATCAACGAATGGCTGGTATATCGAGATCCGAACTCACAAATGGCAGGAGATAGCGATGATTAAAGGAATTTTGCTCTGTCTCGCGCTTTATGTCGCGTACCGAATGGGATGGGAGTCGGCGCATAGAATGGTGGCGATGGAATGCCAGAAAAATGGCGGCTTCTTCTTGGGCAAAAAGACATTCAAATGCATTGAGGTGCGGGATGGAAAAGAAAACAAGGCGGCGCTGTAAAAACGAAGAGTGCAGAGAGTGGTTCCACCCGGCATTCTCAAATCAATGGTGGTGTGGCCCGGAATGCGGCGCAAAGATAGCACTGGAGCGACGAAGCAGGGAACGCGACAAAGCACTCAGAGCAGCAGAGAAGAAACGACGAAGAGAAGAACAGCAGCAGAAAGACAAACTCAAGATTCGAAAGCTCGCCTTAAAGCCCCGCAGTTACTGGATTAAACAAGCCCAACAAGCCGTTAACGCCTTCATCAGAGAAAGAGACCGCGACCTGCCATGCATCTCGTGCGGAACGCTCGTTTCTGCTCAGTGGGATGCCGGTCATTACCGGACAACCGCTGCGGCCCCTCAGCTTCGCTTTGATGAGCGCAATATCCAACGGCAATGCGTCGTGTGCAATCAGCACAAGAGCGGCAACCTCGTGCCGTACCGGGCAGAGCTTATCAGTCGTATCGGGCTGGAAGCAGTAGAGGCTATTGAATCTAACCATGACCGTCACCGCTGGACCATCGAAGAGTGCAAGGCGATCAAGACGGAGTATCAGCAGAAGCTTAAAGACCTGCGCAATTCACGCGAGGAGGCCGCATGAGCAGAATCCGGTACCCAATGAGCACCGCCGCAGTTTTTGACAACATCATTTATCCAGTGAGCTTCAACGGGCCCGAGTCAATCCGCCAGGAAATTGAAGGCGCAGTGAACTGGTTTTGCCGGTGGTGCAATGAAGAGCGCGCAGTCGTCAGGTCAAAGATGCTGGTCAGTTGCTGGGGCGCATATCTGAGCCATGACCAAGTTATGTCGGAGGCCGCATGAGCGAAGTAAACAGAGAGGTCTGCGAAGAATATCTCGATGCGTTAGTGACGGTCGAGTTAGCCGCAAAGCTGGCGCAGAAAGACGGCCGCAAAATTAACGCGGCAATACGCGCAACGGTGACCGCACTACTGCCACGGCTGAGCGACAGGAAAGTGCGCGGAATATTCACCGGCCTTGCGCGCCAGCCATTCCCGGACGGCGCCCTGAAGATGTTAAGGCGACAACTCGATTCAATGGCAGGGGAGCCAGTATGAGCACAGTAACCCATATCTCATCAGCGCAGCAGCGCCAGAAGGACCGCGAGATGCTTGAAGACCTCGACCATGCGTTACGGACGAATGACGAGACACGCAAGCGCCTTGAGGCTATGCGCCGGGAAGTGATCAATCGTCTCGGACTCAATAAGCCAAACGGACCTGAGGATGCAGCGTGAAGAGACTTACACCAGTATTTGGCATGGTTAACTTCATCGACGATGCGCACTTTCGCCGAGTGTGGAAGCACCCGAAGAAGACTATCAATTCCCGCCAGAAAGCGTGGGTGCATTACATGCTTCAGGTATGGGGCAAAGTTAATGCTGGTGACGACTCGCCGGCCGGGGCTATCAACGTTATCGGACGCCTGATGATTCGCAGTCAGTGGAGCGATGATAAGGCTAAGCAGATAGAAAGCGTCGTCATGCGACTTTACGAGGAAGAAGGCTTGCGGGGTGATGCTCTGTATCAGAAAGCTCGCGAACTGGTCATCCCGCAATCTTCATTCAGCAATATCATCGCTCTCGCCAAAGAATCAGATGATGCTGCGTTTGTTGAGCGCGTAATGGTTAAAACCTTTCACCGTGAAAGTCCCGTCCGCGATGTAGCTATTAAGCGATATTGCGGCCGCAATTGTACGCAAGACATCGCCAGGCTAATGAGCCACGTAACCGGTATGGATGTGCAGTCATGTCGGCGTCGTGTTGTCTGGTGCGAGAACGTGCTCGACTCAGAAATATTTTTCGCAATGAGGCGTGAAATTGAGAATGAATTTCCTCAAATAGCGGCTTAATCGATAAATATTTTCTGAAAGCATTGCAATCGCGAAATAGAAGTAGTAAATTCTGTGTATGCTCGGAGCAAAAGCGAACTGAGCAGCCAGACAAAAGAAAAAAGCCCTGAGTTTAATCGCTCAGGGCTTTTGTTTTCTTATTCAGATTCTTTCAGGTGCTTCGCCAGCATGTTGAGTGCCAGTGTAACAACATGAGATTGCGGTGCGCCCATCTGATCTGACAGTTGTTCAAGTAACGCGATGGTGTCAGTGTGAAGCTTAATGCCTTTAACCTTCATCCCGCGCTTCTCATCGCTACGCTTCTGAATGTATGATATTGACTGTGCCATATTCCAACCTTATATTTTGAGTTATGGGTTGGAGGGGATTTCTCCCCTCCGCCTGATTTCACTGTTAGTAGGCCGGGCAGCTTACGATTAACAGGATAATCAGGATGATGATTAACTTCATCATAACCCTTTCCTCATGTTGGGCTCCGCTTCGGTGGGGCCCTTCCCGTTTCAGCGTCTTGCTGATGAAATAAATTATAGGTTAACCTATATCATCAGGCAAGCATTATTTGCTGAAAAAGGAAAATAATTCAAAGCCTTGCTTAACCGCATGGCTTTTTAATTTCCACAACAGGTAAGAGCATTGCGACGCACTTGCAGGGCTGAATTGAAAGATTATTCAGAGACCCGGCAGACAGCAGTGCTCTTTCCTGTTATCCCTCTAGCGCATCTCACGCGCATGTCAACGAGAGCCTTTCAGTAAGCGAGCCTGAGAAATGCCGTTATAGGTGGCGACCTCTCTCGGGCGGCCTTTCTGTGAGACAGGCTCACTTTCTAAAAGGTTTACGCAATGCTTTTAACAAGTGAACGCATTAAAGAATCTTTGTCATTTGATCCATCTACCGGCATCTTCGTGTGGAAGGTAAAAACAGGAAGATCTAAGCTTGGCATGATTGCTGGTTCGCTGAATTCATTCGGTTACAGGCAAATATCTTTAGGAGGTAAAAGATACTTTGCTCATCGTCTGGCGTGGATTTTGTTCAATGGCGAAATAAATAGCGGCTTAGAAATAGATCATGTGAATGGCATAAGAGACGACAACAGGATTTCAAATCTTAGGCTTGTTAGCAGATCGCAAAACAACATGAACACAGTAACCTCAAAAAGGAACCGGTCAGGTTGTCGTGGTGTTTGTTTCCACGCAAGAGATAAGCTTTGGCATGCTCGTGTTTTTGTTAATAGAAAAACAGTGGCCTTCAAGACATTTAAAAGCAAAGAGGATGCTATTAAATTTGTGACTTCGGAAAGGGAAAAAATATTCGGAAGCTACAACAAGTATTGTGGTGAATGCGCAGGCTGATGCGCAAGTTGGTTGAGGGATTAAATGGGTGTAAGTCCCATTCTTTGGCGGTAGGAAAAAACACGCTCATCGATAACCGCAAAGCCGGAGATCAGCACCGGCCACCACACCAAATCACTCCAAACATTTAAGGCTCGCTTCGGCGGGCCTTTTTCGTATTAGGCCACAGGCAATCAATCACAGATGAACCCTCGCATCCGATGCCTCGCTGGCCTTTCCTAACTACACCACAGCCGACCACGGTCGGAGAGCTCAATATGGCAATGGAGTTTCTTACCAAAGAGTTTTTTATCGGCGCTGGTAGCTCTGTTGCCACAGCTCTGGCTGGCGCGATGGCGTTCAGTCGTTATTGGGTTAGCAACAGAGCCCGGAACGCTAACGACACACAACAAATCGATATGCTGGACAGGCAGGAGCGCGGTCTCGACAGGCTTGAAAGGGAGAATCAGGAACTGCGTAAGCTCCTGCGTGAGCGGGATGAAGAGATACGAAAGTATTTCGAAGAGCTGGCCCGTTCCAACGCTCGCCTTGAAGTTATCGAAAATCAGCTTTCCTTCGTCAAGCAACAGAATGACCGCCTCACAGAAGAGGTGAAAAACCTAACCGAATCCAATCAAAGCCTGGCGGCGGAAGTCACGCTTTTGCGCGCAGCGCTGGGAGCACAGAAATGACAGGAACAGCTAATCAGATCCCGGAGCAGGAGTCTCGAAACCTGCTGAGGCGAAGCCTCCCATGGCTGATAGTGATTGTTACTGCCGTCGGCATTTTCTTTGGTGGGGTTACATCGGGTTATTTCATGTTTCGCGCAGAGAGTTTGCAGCGAACAGAAAAACGCGATCGAACAGTAAACGAAATCAAGCAGAAGCTCGACAGCCTTCCACAGCAGACCGCTGACAAGACAGCGGACAAAGTGAAGCAGGTCGTTCAGGAGGATGAAGATAAATGAGCCAGATTATCCAGATCCTGAATTACGAAGAAGGCTATCGTGAAAAGCCGTACATCGATACAGAGGGCTACCCAACGGTAGCTTGCGGCATCAAGATTGGCCCCAAAGGCGCTCAGCTAAGCAACTATACCTTCACGGTTCCTCGTCCTGTAGGCGACCAATGGCTTCAGGTGTTCGTTGATAACGTCATCAACCAATGCCGAAACAACCCTACCATTAGCAGCGCACTTCAGGCATGCAATCCGGCCCGCGAAGATATCCTTTACTCCATGGCATATCAGATGGGCGTTTCAGGTCTCGCGGGGTTCAAAAACACGCTGGCGATGATTGCTAACGGTGATTTCAACGGCGCAGCCTCTGGAATGCTGAATAGTAAATGGGCGAAACAGACTCCCAACCGGGCCCGTCGTCACGCTGATGTTATGCGCACCGGTACTTACGATATCTACAAAGGCATCATCTGATGGACGCGTTCAGCATGCTTCGCGGCGCAAGCGGCAACATCTCTTTCAGCCGCACGCAGGCCGCCATAGCGTTTCTGGTTTGCTGCGGTGTAGTGAGCTGGCAGGCATACAAAGGCACGCTCTCTGATGTTACTTTCGGCCTTTTCTTTGGTTTTGCTACTGCCGGTTACATCGGTGCCAAATCCATTGCCGCCAATAAAGACATCAAAGAGCAGCAAATCGACAAAGGCATTCCGCCGGAGGATAAACCATGAGCATTGAATTCATCCTTGGCATTGTTGGTGCAGTCGTCATGGCTATCGCTGCGGCTTTTGGTATTGGTCACTCAAAAGGTAAGTCCAAAGCAGAGCAGAAAGCCGTAGAGCGGGAAACCGAAATTAAGCTGGAAGCCGAAAAGGCTGTAGCCAACCGCCAGACCACAACCGCCAAAGAGGCATCTGATGTTAAAGACACTGTTTCCCGCATGCCTGGCAGCGCTGTTGACGACGAGCTGCGCTCAGAGTGGCTCAACGAGAGTTGAGGTGGTCGATACCGCCTGCACATGGGTAAAGCCGATTCTGGTAACGGAAGCTGACATCCTCTCCATGGACGATCGCACCAAGCGCGCCATTCTTGCCCACAACAAAAGCTGGAAAGCGAACTGCGGAACGGAAGCCACTAAATGAGCGGTTACTCCATCTACAACATCATCTCCGGCGGCTGTATCGGCGCACTAATCATGACGCTGTTCATGTGGCGTCAGGAGAAAAGGCACAGAGCAGAGTTAACCCGCATCCGTGAAGAGCAGATAAAATCTCAGCAGCAGGTTATCGCCGAGATTAAGTCCATCTATCGCAATGCCAAAGGGTAGCTGGACAACCCCCACGAAGATTCACCATCAGCAACAAAGCAATATCGGCCTCGCTAATGCGGGGCTTTTTATGTCCGCAGTAAAACGCGCGTCGCAGCGCATAACATTCCCGAGTCTTTCAGAAAGCTGAGCCTGAGAACTGCCGTATATGGTGGCGACCATCTCGGGGCGGCTTTTCTGTGCGAACAGGCTCAACTTTCTAAAAGGTAATCGCCATGAAAGAGATGATCTCCGTAGAACGCGAAGTGTCCATGAGTAGCCTGGACTTCCTGAATAGCATTATTAACCCGGCCCGCGTCGAAGCCGGCGAAACCCCTCATGAGCCACGTAAGTTTCTGGCAAAAATTGAGGATGAGCTGGAGCTGGACGGAACCGGAAAAAAATTCCGGTTAAACAATAACCACACTCAAACGGCTTATTACGATCTCGACTTTGACCAGATGATGCTGGTAGGCATGAGAGAGTCAAAGGCTGTAAGGCGCTCAGTGCTGGCAAAGCTGAAAGTGATGCACGGCCCGCAGATTCCGCAGACGCTTCCCGAAGCACTTCGTCTCGCAGCAGACCTCGCAGAGCAGAATGCCCAACTGGAAAGCAAGCTCGCTATTGCCGCGCCTAAGGTCGAATTCGTTGATAACTACGTCGAGGCAACCGGCGCGATGGGGTTTCGAGAAGCAGCGAAACTGCTGAAGGTGAAAGAAACAGACTTTCGTTTGTTCCTGATTGAGCAGGGCATCATGTATCGACTGGCCGGAAAACTGACACCCTATGCTCAGCATCTCGATGCTGGCCGCTTCACCATGAAAACCGGAGAGAACCAGAATAACGGCCATGCCTTCACTCAGGCCAAGTTCACTCCGCGTGGCATTCAGTGGGTAGCTGCATTGCTGGCAGGTCACGACCTCAATGACCAGGCAGCCTAAGAAGAGGTGAGAGCCTCTTTCACAACGGCTTTCATCACAAGGCGCATTTGCTAGTCCGCCTGATGATGATATTTTGATCACTGTTGAAACAGGAGGTCATATGTCAGGCGAATCAATCAGCATTAAAGAAGTTTATGAGTTAGCAAGGAAAATAATTCCTGAAGGCCATCTAGCTGTAGAAATTTGGGACATAGGGTTACGTTTTGTTTGGGAATCGGAGTCAAATAGCGGATCCGCTTTCCTGCAAGAGCCTCTCAACAAAATTTCTGCATCAACCATCTTAGGTTTTCTGGATGCTGAATTTAAAGAGCCTAATTACTCAGAAAATGGCTCAACACACTAACCGCCTTCGGGCGGTTTTTTCTTGGGGCAAACATGGCTGAAACCTACCGCATCACCGTCAAAACCAAAACAGGCGAGACGCATGAAGGTCTGATGAAGCGATCTCAGCCAGAGATTATTAACGGCTTCATCGGCATTGCTCGCGAAGACGGCTCATGGGTATACCTGGCACCTGATAACGTGCAGGAGATGGAATACGTGCCCGAGCCGGACAAAGACGAACAAACATCGTAAGGAATTATTATGGCATCGCCAGATTGGGAGGCCATCGAATCGGCTTACCGGGCTGGTTCGTTGTCAGTAAGAGCGATTGGTGAAAAGCATGGCGTAAATCATGCCACTATCCTCAAGAGAGCAAACAAAGAGGGATGGCAGCGTGACCTGACTGAACAAGTAAGGGCTGCCACCAAAGCAAAGGTAACCAAATCGGTAACCACAAACGGTAACCAGCCACCAGTGGTTACTGATGCGCAAATAGTTGATCAGGCATCCGATGAAGCTGCTGCTGTCATCATGGCACACCGTGAAGGTTTAGCAGCATGGCGGGGCATCACTAATAAGCTGCGTAACTTCCTTGAAGATGCGGAAATCACTGAAGAGAATCACGCTTCCATGTCCCGCTCAATAACTGCGGGCGTAGATGCCCAGATAAAGGTGATCAACGCTGAGCGTAAAGCCTATAACCTCGACTCCGAGGAAGGTAATAAAACCGTAGATGACCTGTCTAGCCTGATGGATTCATTGTCTCAGGGGGCATAATGAGGCCTGAGTATTTCAGACTGCTGGCTGACAAACTATGGCGGCTAAATCACCTCTACTGGATTACTGACAAAGAAGGTAAGCCGGTTAGATTTAGGATGACACCGGAGCAGCTCGAATACTTCGAGGGCATGCATACCCGAAACATTATCCTGAAGGCTCGCCAGTTGGGGTTCACCACAGAGGTTTGCATTATCCAGTTAGACGCCGCTTTGTTCGAATCTGCCAAATGCGCCCTTATCGCCCACACCTTGAATGACGCAAAGCGCTTGTTTCGCGAAAAGGTGAAATACGCCTATGACCGGCTACCAGCAGAAATCAGGGCCGCCAACCCAGCAAGCAATGATTCAGCTGGCGAGTTAGTATTCAAAAAGGGTGGATCACTTTATGTCAGTACATCATTCCGCGGCGGCACACTTCGCTTCCTGCACGTTTCAGAGTTCGGCAAGATATGCGCTAAGTTTCCCGACAAAGCCCGTGAGATTGTCACTGGTGCGTTTGAGGCGGTATCAAGCGACTGCTTTACCACAATTGAGAGCACGGCTGAGGGTCGCGCCAGTTACTTCTTCGACTACTGCCAGGCAGCTGAGAAAGCGCAACTGCAGGGTAAGCAGCTGTCTAACCTCGACTGGAAGTTCTTCTTTTTCTCGTGGTGGAAGAACCCACTCTATGCAATCGACCCGGTAGAGGCGCTGCCGCAGCGACTGACCGATTACTTTGACGATATTGAGTCGAAGCATGGCATCATTCTGACCGAACGCCAAAAAGCGTGGTATTACGCCAAAGAGAAGACGCTCGGCGATGACATGAAGCGCGAGTATCCATCGATACCGGCGGAGGCGTTTGAGCAGTCTGTCGAGGGGGCGTACTACGCCAAACAGTTCCGCTGGCTCTATACCAACAAGCGGATCGGCCAAATCCCTGATAACTCGCACCTCCCGGTACACACGTTCTGGGATATCGGTGTGGGTGACTCAACGGCTATCTGGTTTGTTCGTGAGGTGGGTGAAGAGTTTCACGTAATAGACTATTACGAGAACTCTGGCGAAGGCCTACGCCACTATATGAAAGTTATTAAAGACCGTGGCTATGAATACGGTGAGCATTGGGCACCCCACGACATAGACAACCGTGAATTTGCTGGCGACGGAAAAAGTCGCAAGCAGATAGCGGCCGAAGGGTTCGAAATCGACGGACAGAATTACTCAATCCGCTTCAGGGTGGCACCAAAGCTTGGAGTTGATACCGGCATCGACTCGGTGCGAGAAATCCTTCCTAAATGCGCCTTCGATTCAGCTAAATGCGAGTTGGGCATATCTCATCTTGAGGGGTATCGAAAGGAATGGGACGACAAGCGAGGCTGCTGGAAAGACAAGCCCCTACACGACTTCACATCGCACGGCGCTGATGCGTTCCGATACTTCGCCGTGGCGAAGACCAACCATAAACAGACCGGCGCAATCTTCTTCTAAGGAGTTCATCAGTGAGTGAACAACAAGGCGAGGTTTCATTCCTCGTGAACGCCCTTGCTGATGCGATAGGGCGGCAACGAATGCTGTACGCCCACGGACAGAATGGCAACACCAAACGCACCAAACTGTGGGATGAGTTCGGATATCCGAGCGATGTAGGTTTCGACCAGTACTATCGTGCTTATGAGCGCAATGCCGTTGCTCATGCGGCGGTGCATAAGCTTCTGGACTCGTGCTGGGTCGATAATCCGACAATCATCGACGGAGAAGAGAAGGATGAATCTGGCGAGACCACCGAATGGGAGCGAACCGTTGAGAAGCTTCTCAAGCGTCATTGGGCGAAGCTGAAAGACGCCGACCGCCGCAACCTCGTGGGGCGCTATTCTGCCCTGTTAATTCAGGTTAAGGATGGCCGCGAATGGAAAGACCCGATCAACGCCGACTACATCAGGTCTCTCGGTACCGAGCGCCTGAAGGCAGTGGTTAAGCTTATCCCGGCATGGGAAGCGCAGATTAAGCCAGGAAACTTCGACACAGATACAATGTCGGAAACCTACGGCCAGCCTGTGATGTACAACTTTAACGAGCAGCCTGTCGGCGATGACGGAACTTATGGGCCTGTGCGTAGTGTTCAGGTTCACCCGAGCCGCGTCATCATTCTCTGTGAAGGCGCAGAAGACGAGAATATGCTCTCCGGCATCCCGCTGTTGCGCGCCGGGTACAACAAGCTCCTCGATATTGAGAAGACGTCCGGTGGTAGTGCTGAAGGGTTCCTGAAGAATGCCAGTCGCCAGCTTGGTATCGCGTTCGACAAAGAAACGGACATGGCCTCGCTGAAGCAGGCCGCTGTCGACGCTGGATTCAAAGACCTCGGCGAAGCGTTGAATGACAAGATTGCGAGGATGAACCGCGGCACTGATTCGGCACTGGTCATGCAGGCTGGCGCGCCATCGGTGCTATCAGTCGCAGCGGCCGACCCGACACCTACATGGACGGTAGCAGCTAACGAGTTCTCAGCGACGATTCAGTGTCCGTTCACCATTCTCTTTGGTCAGCAGACGGGGCGTCTTGCTTCGGATGAGGACAAGACGGACTGGGCCAAGCGCTGCAATGGTCGCCGATGGGGCTTTATGTCCGACTTCATCACCCGCGTCATTGAGCGCTTCTGGGAGATTGGCGTCATCGACCCGCCGAAGTCTGGCGAGGTAACGCTCGCATGGTCTGACTTACTAGCACCGAGTGAGAAAGAGAAGATCGCAAATATGCAGGCGCTGGCCGCCGTTGCCAAAGACACTCAGGCTGCGTTCGGCACTCCGGCGATAACGGAGAATGAAATCCGCGCTGTGGGCGAGCTTGAGCCAATCAGTGAATCAGAAGAGCCTGCCGGAGCCGCAACGACAGACCCGCTGACAGGTGACACAATTGAACAACCGACAACGACCGGGCAGCCCGATAATTCCGCGCAATAAAGCTGACCCAACGCAGTCCTACCGGCCGGTTAACCGGATGTTCCGGGATATAGAGAATCGCTATTACCAGATAAAGCTTGAGCTGAAGCAGTTGCTTGATGCGTATCTGGTCGGCAGGGAGCGTAATGGCAATTCACTGTACGGTTATATCCTGGCGAGGGAAGGCAGCAAGCCTGACACGCTCTACCAGGTGAATGCTGGCACCTTCATCTATGACATGTCGCCACAGCAACTGTCTGACCTGCTGCTGCGCGTAGAAACTATTCTGGACGATTATCTTCTCGAAGGTGGGAGTAACAACCTTTGGGCGCTCCAGTACGTTTCTGATGAGTATCAGCGCGGTACATTGCAGGCGTTCACCAATCTGTCAGCGCAGTCGGCTGTCTACGAGCAGTCAACGACGCTTCAGCAACTACTCAGCAGCCCGGCATATCAAAATCAGGTGGCAGCGGCTTATATCTCCACTTACAGCGAATGGCGGGGAATCACTGATGCTGCCCGTGCTGACCTGTCGAACATCGTCGCTGATGCGATAGGCCGTGGCGTTAACCCGCGCGAGACGGCAAGCCTGATTAGCAAGCGCCTGGATGGTTCGATGAGCCGCGCCAAAACGATAGCGCAGACGGAGCAGGTAGGAGCGTTAAGGCAGGCTCAGTGGAACGAAACTGATTGGGCTGCTGACAGGCTGGGGCTCAATACCGGCCTGCTGTGGCTGTCAGCGCTAAAACCGACCACCCGGTGGTGGCACGCCTCGGAACACGGAAAGGTCAAAACGACCGATTGGGTCAGGGGGTTTTACTCGCGGGATGGCAATAAATATCACTGCTACTGCGGCCAGATCCCGGTGCTGCTCAACGACGACGGCAGCATATTCAACCAAGGGCTGGCGGATAAGTTGGCTAAAGAGCGCAAAGATTGGAAAGTTTCTACGTAGTGATATCATCATACTCATGGAAAAATGACATGCAGGTGAGTAATGAGCGGTGTAACTGCGGCTGAAGTAGGTTCATTTTTTTTATCTCTGGTTGTTCCTGTTATCACAGGTGTTATTGCGGCAGGATTCACAGCATATTTTGCCTTAACAAGATTCTATAGAGAGAAGTGGTGGGAAAAAAAACACGCCGCTTACAACCAGCTAATAGAGAAGCTTTTTGAACTTAAAGATCTGTACATCATTGCATCAGATATTACGGAGATGGAATTCGAAGCACATAGGGGCGAACGAGACCCTCCAAAAGCCAAGGTCGATTGGCATAAACTGAATGAGGTGAGATCTCAGGTTCACAGACTATATGTGCTATCACCTATCTCATTCAGTGATAATGTTAGAGAATTATTGGACAATCTTCTTACCCAAGATACGGAAAAAAATATCAGCATCTATGAAGAAGGATATCTTGAATTCATTGCATATCATGAAATGTCCGGCGTCATACAGTCCTCCATTGATGCAATAGTCGCAGATGCAAAGGAAGAGCTTAAGTTCAAATAAAAAAACCATAGGTCGCTCCGGCGGCCTTTTTTATTGCCAAAAATCCACCAATGAGGACGCAACGTGACCGAATATTGGTGCTGCGCTTGCGGGAAAATCATCCGGTTCAATAGTGCTATGTCGCTTAATTACATCCCCAGGCATTGCAGGACGCTAATGCTAAGAAAGGTCGGAAGCTTTCCACCAGCCAAAGGCCCCAAGATTCCACCCATGAAACGCTAAGAGGACGCAACGTGAAGCTATCCAGCATCCACGTTAAATCCCTCGCCATCAACTCATCAAACATCTCAACTGAAACCATCGACGGTGACGAGCATATCGTCATTCGTGGCGTCGTGCCTGTCGTGGATGACGTTGTCATGAATGGCGGGTTGTATCCGGCTGAGGAGATTAACAAGAGCTTTAAAACGCTCGAAGGCAACCCGATGCCTTTCGGGCATCCGAAGATTGGCAACGAGCACGTCAGTGCCACTAACCCGCGAGCGGTTAACCAGTTTCACGTCGGCGCATGGGCTGAGAACGTCCGCAAAGACGGCGACCGCGTCGTTATGGACATGAAGGTCAACAAGCGCATCGCGCAGTCCAGCGAGAAGGGCAAGCGGCTTATCGAGCGGCTTGATGAACTTCAGGCCAACTCAAACGCCGAGCCGATCCACGTATCTACCGGCCTCCTGCTGCGCCGTGAGCAGAACAGCGGCAAGTCGAAGGGTAAGAGCTACTCATGGGTAGCCCGCAATATGCAGTTCGACCACGTAGCCATTCTTCTCGATGAGTCGGGAGCCGCAACCCCTGAAGAAGGTGTCGGCATCTTCGTTAACCGCGACAACTCGCAACATGAAGTAGACGTCACCACCGTAAACCTCGAAGAGGCCGAGAAAGAAAGCCTTGAAGAGACCATCACCACGAAAGTCATTAACAGTTTGAAGGCGCTTTTCAGTGCCAATTCTCACGTCAAAGAGGAAGCAGACCCGATGAAAGATCTCATCACGAACGCGCTGAAAGCGGCAGGCAAAGAGGTCGAAGGTAAGACCGATGCCGAGCTGATGGATGCATACAACCAGATGATGGCTGAAAAGACCGCCTCCAAAGCAGAAACGCCGGAAGAGAAGGCCGCTCGCGAGAAGAAAGAGGCCGAAGAAAAGGCAGCCAAAGATAAAGCCACCAACAGCGAAGAAGCGCCGGCATGGTTTAAGCCGTTTGCCGACAAGCTGAGCTCTATCGAATCCGGCCTGACCGCTAACGCCGACCAGGAAAAAGCGACCAAGCGCGAAGCGGTGAAAGCCAAGTTCAAGCTCGACGACATGGCAGTTAACGCCCTCGACGGCGCGGCTCTGGATGGCCTGTACGCACAGTGCGCTACCACTCGCAGCCTGTCCGGCGCATTCAACCACTCCACCGATAAACCCTTCTCTGAGATGCCGGAGTAATAAAAATGGCTAAAGACGGTAAACACGTAATTCACGCGGGCGGCGTATTCCCGAATCCGCTTCTGAACCGCGAAGGCGGGGCAGCCGCAGCGACTCAGCCGGGCACCATCGGCGTATTCACAAACGGCAAATTCACCGCATCCACTAACGGCGGCGAAAGCGCTGTGCTGTATGTGGCGAACTATGACTACCTGCGCTGCATGGGCGTCGATGACGTCATTCCTGCTAACGAGCTGGTCGTAGGCATTCAGTTACTGCCTGGCATGTTCCTGAACGTCCGCGCTGCTGCTGGCACATATAACAAAGGCCAGGCACTGGCTATCTCTAACGGTCGCGTCACCTCCGGCGGCACTGCATCCGCAGTCCTGTTCGTGGAAGAAGACACAGCGACAACCGTAGCTGCAGGTGACCTGCTGCGCGTAGTGGTCAAGTAAGGAGACCGATTAATGTTTGTATATTCCAAATCACTTGGCGAGAAGACTGGCAACCTGGAAGTAAACCAGGCTCAGTTCCGCGCGCTGCAGGCCGAACGTAACGCTACCGCCCAGGCGGTTGCTGATTTTCTGTCTCGCACCCAATGGCGTGGCGCTGCTGAAGATACTCCGACGCTGAACGCCGTTAACGCGGTTGATGATATCCGTCGCCTGTACCGTGCGTACGATACCACCGTGACACAGCAGTTCGAACCCAACACGCAGTTCACTCTGCTGAACGACCTGATGCCGCTTTCCCGCTCTGTTCGTATCGAGCAATCCCGTTACGACTACGCCCGCACCGGTGGTCGTGGCTGGGCGCACACCTCAATGTCCGGTCAGATTGGCGCAGCGCTTGATGCTCGTGTCTATACCTTCGACGGCACGATGGTTCCGATCCACGATTCCGGATTTAAGTTCAACTGGCGTGACCCAATCTTCAACAGCCCGTCGGCGCTTCAGTCTCAGGCTGACGCACAGCGCGGCTCCGTGGAAGATGTTCAGCGTCAGTACGTCGATTACATGTGGGATGGCTACCGCGACGCGGCTGGTAACTACGCAGTATTCGACGGCCTGACCTGGAAGGGTTTCCGCGCCGATGAGCGTGTCGCTCAGGTAACGCTGAACGTAAACATGGCGACAAGCACCGATCCGAAAGCAATTCGCGCCGAAGCAATCCGTCTGCGCGATGTGTTGAAGCTTGGCAATTATCAGTACGGCCAGCAGACCTGGTATGTGTCATCTGAAATCATCTCCAACTGGGAGCAGTATTACAGCGACAACTTCCAGTCCCGCACCGTGCTGCAGGAGCTCCTTACCCTGACCGGCATCGCGGCTATCAAAGAAGACGCGAAGCTGCAGGGCAACGAAATCCTGATTGTTCCGCTGCAGGCTGGCGTAGTTGCTCCGATCGTAGGCCAGGCCATCGGCACCGTTGCCGACCCGCGTCCGTTCTACAACAGCGATTACATCTGGCGCACCTGGGGCGCAATGGGCCTGATGGTCAAAACCGACATCAACGGTCACTACTCCGTGGTTCACGCCACCGGCGAAGCGACCAGCTAAGGAAGCGATATGGCACTGGTAAAAGTTATCTCATCAAACCTTTTTGCCGGTGCCAATTTCCAGAAGCTGGAGATTGGCTCTGAGGTAGAGGTTGCCGATTCAATCGCCGAGCGATGGGTTAATTCCGGGCTGGCCGAGTACCTGGAAGAGCGCCAGTTGGAAGTCGCTACGCCCAAGCGCGGACGGAAACCCAAAGAGAAGGAGTGACCATGGCTATCACGCCAATCACAACAGCGCAGGTTAAACAGCAGCTGTCATCCCTCGGTTACTCCATTCCTGATTTCATCATCGACGCATATCTCTGCAAGCTCAGCAGCATTGAGCAGTGCCTGGAGGCGTCTGGCTACGACGAATGTGACGTCGTGCTGATTCAGGTCTATGCCGTCTCTCTCATGGCCTTAACGGCATACAGTCAGCGCATTAAATCGCAGTCAGCGCCTTCAGGGGCGTCGCGGTCGTTCGACTATACCGGCGATGTGCTTTCGATGCGTGATGCGCTCCTGTCACTGGATAAGAGCGGATGCACGGCGTCGCTCCCGATTGATGTGGGTAGCCGCGTCGGCTTCTTTGATGTCGTTGGAGGTTGCTGATGTGTGAGAAAGAGCAGAAGCCTAAAAATCCCGACGAGGAGCCGTGGGAGTATGAGGATTACCACCTGTAGAGGCTTTTATGATTATCAACTCCTATAGATGCCGGAACAGCCGAGGAGATTATTATCTTTTCCTGTGGCTGAATAACTTCGGAGTTAAGTTCCTAGCTTATTACGGCTGCCAATATGAGGAAGCTAAGCAGTTTTTCATTAATAGCAGGCGAGACAGACTTGAAGAGCAGCCGGTTACTATTTCGGGAATAGTAGAAGCTAATGAAGAAATAGTGAGCATCATTGAGAGATTCTCATTATGAGTTCTGTAGCTAACTGGTCATACACCGCGACAGCGACAATCTGGCGAAAGCTTGACGGGCAGGATGACTACGGCGACCCGCTGGGATATGCAGCGCCTGAGCAAATTCTCTGCAGCTATGAGGGCGGCCTGAGCAAACGCATCGGCGGTATTGGTTCAGAAATCGTTGCGAAAAACACAATCTGGACTGAGTACGCACTGGCTAAGACTGGCGACTATGTGCTGATTGGCATTTCCGACCTGACTGACCCGAAAGAAGCTGGAGCGGATGAGGTGCAGCAGGTGCTTCGCTATGAAGACACCTTCGAGCGGATCGCCGACGACTACGCCATCATAACGGGAGTGTGATATGGCCGGTAAAGTTCGCGGCATTGCCCAGGCGAAAGCCAATCTGGACACGCTGATCAATGACGTGCAGGGGCGCAAGGTCGTCAGGGCCGTGCAGTCAGCGCTGTTAATCGGCGGGGCTCAGGCGGCGCTATACACCCCAATCGATACATCGACGCTTCTCAACAGCCAGTTCCGGGAGATTGACGCTAACGGCACAAAGGTAACCGGCAGGGTGGGCTACTCGGCCAACTATGCGGTTTACGTTCACGATCCGAATGTTCCGCAAACCTTCCGCCGTGCTACCGCCCGTAAAGAGTTTTTGACCAAAGGCTTTGAGGACACCCGAGAGCAAATCGACCGGGTTATGAAGCAGGAGTTGTCTCTATGAACCCTCCGATGCATACCCGGCTGCGTGATTATTTTGTTGATGCTGGGCTGACCGCTGGTTTTACAACCCAACTCCTTATATGGAATGACACCGGAAACATGTCAGAGCGTTTTATGGTGTTCCGCCCTAACGGCGGCTCTTCCATACGCAATGAACTAGGGTCTGAATATTACGTGTTAGTGGATGTTATCGGTGCGAAGGGCGGGAATGGAGCAGTAGATGCAGCAGTGCAATCGATTATCGATGTAATTCAGCGAAACCCCATGCCAAATGACTGTATAGGGCATATAGAAAATGTTGGTGGCATTCCCGCACCAGTTCCCACCACCGAAGGAAGACTGGTTTACAGGCTACTATTCGCCATTTTGTACGGAGAATAAACCCTCCAAATCAATAAGGTCGCCAAATGGCGGCCTTTTTATTTTAAAGAGGTAAGTAAATATGCAAGGCTGCTCTACTGATAACAGCAAGCTTTTCGGTCGTGCCGTTGTGTTAGAGGTGGCTTTGGGCTGCCCTGATGCCGTTCCTCCGGAAAGCGAGCGAAAAGCGCTCATGGCTGGAACATCAAAGGGTTTTGACTTTAGCCCAAACACTGTAACCAGCGATGCTGATGACACGAAGGGCTACGTTGAAAACATCGTAACCAACTCGGATTTCACCATCAGCTTTGAAGGTGAGGTTCGCAAGCGCGACAAACTGGATCAATTCGGAGTTGGTAAGTTTATCAAATACTACAACGATGAAGTGAAGGCTGGCAGCCAGCCTACCATCTGGGTGTTCATGGATTATGGTCCGATAACAATCCAGGGTTACATGGTCATCACCGCGCTTAGCACTGACGGTGGTAGTAATGACATCGTAACGCTTTCCACCGAATTCAAGGTCTCGGACTCCGACACAATTCAGATCATCGAAAACAACGAACCCTCCAGCTAAAACACTGCGGGGCGAAAGCCCCCTTTCTGAGACAGAGATATGCAGGTTCTGATAAACGGAATTCCTTACGAGCCAGCGTCGGCGCGCTCATCAGGCATCGGTATTGCCATCACCACTCATAACCGCCCCGACGTACTGGCGCGCGCACTTGAGCAGCACCAGAAACATATGCCTCCCGGCGCGGTGGTCGTGATTGTCGATGATGGCTCGGTGCCGGCAGCCGCAGCACCCGAATCTGCAAGGCTTATACGTCATGAACAATCACAGGGAATCGTGGCATCCAAAAACGCCAGCATTGAAGCCCTGATTGACGCCGGTTGCGAACACCTCTTCCTGTGGGACGATGACGCATGGCCGATTGCTGATGACTGGCATATTCCGTATATCGAGTCTCCTGAGCCTCATCTTGCGTATCAGTTTCTCGACCTGGCTGGCCCACGAAAGCTGAATGACCTTTCAGTCCTGTACCGCGATGAAAAACACATCGCCTACACAGGGCAGCGCGGCGTGATGCTCTACTACCACCGGAGCGCGATTGAAAAGGTCGGCGGATTCGACCCGATTTACGGTCGCGGGATGTACGAGCATTCAGACCTCGCTCTGCGCATTCATAATGCAGGGCTTACATCATGGGCATATGCCGACGTTATCGGCTCTGAGAAGCTGATTTACTCTCTGGATGAGCATGAGTCGGTAGATCGGTCAGTACCCAAGCCAGAGCGCGAGCGTCAGGTCAGCAACAACGTAAAAATTCACAACGAGCGCCGAGACACGGGCTACACAGGATGGGCACCGTACCGCAGACAGCGCAATGCCGTCATCACAACCTTGCTGACAAGTCATCCTGACCCGCAGCGAGGAACCAGGATGAAGCCAGAGCAGTCGCTTATCGCCAGATGGTCAGAATCGATTAAAGGTGCCGATGCGGTCATTCTCGCTGACGAGTTTGAATACTCACCTCCAGGCCAGACGACGGTTCGCGTGCCTGTTGTCGATATAAACGTTTATTTCCGTCGCTGGCTGCATATATGGCAGTACCTGCGAGACCATCCTGAATATCAGTTCGTCTGGTGTACCGACGGGACGGATGTCGAGATGCTTCGCTCACCATGGGAAGAAATGCAGCCCGGCGTGATTTATGTCGGTTCTGAGCCGAAGACTTATTCCGATGAATGGGCCATCAAAAATCATCCTGAGCGCGCGTATCAGTCATTCCTGAAGCAGTACGCGAGCGACACCATGCTGAACGCCGGATTGCTTGGCGGTTTACGTGAAGATGTCATGGAGTTTGCTCACCGCATCGTGCGGCTTTACTACCGCATCGAGTCAGAACGCTTCTGGAAGAAAGAGGGGGCCGCCAGGTCGGTAGGTGACATGATCGCATTCGGCATCGTGGCGAAGTCGTTCGGCTACCGAGTAATTACCGGACCGAAAGTGCACACGGTGTTTAAGACCAACGGCATCGGCAAGGAAACAGCATGGTGGCAGCACAAGTGACATTCGCGGTGGTGGGTCATCACCGACGCGCAGAACAGGCTCACAGGCTTGCTGAGAGCCTTAATGCGCAACTTTTTATCGATGACGCCGACCACGGTGCAAACTGGAATCACCTCAGAGCCGTTAAGTGGGCAGCCAGCCAGTCATCGCGAGTGGTCGTGCTGGAAGATGACGCCCAGCCAGTAGATGGCTTTGCAGGTCTTGCGGCTGAATGGTGCGCCAGATTCCCTGATGAGCTAATCAGTTTTTACCTCGGTACTGGTCGCCCGCCGCAGTATCAGCAGCAGATTGCTGAGCGTCTTATTGCTGCTGACAAGTGCCGTGCAGATTACATCACCCTGAACCGGCTTATTCACGGCGTCTGCTATACGCTGCCAGCCAGCGGAATTAACCGCATCCTGATGAACTGGAGCCAGCGCAAACCGGCGGACTATGCTCTCGGTGACGCATGGGGCAGGGATGTTATTTACCCTTGTTACTCCCTCGTCGACCATGCCGACGAGATGCCAGTGGAAAAGGCTTTTGATGGCCTGCCGAGAACCGAGAGAAGAAAAGCGTGGAGGCTTTACCGGTGAATACCCCGCTTAAAGAGATTGGCGAGTGCCTAATCAGCGTTAACGGTGAGGATTACTTCTTCCGGCCGTCATTTGTGAACATGTCACGCATTGGTGAGCCAGAGGAAATCGTGCAGGTGTTTTACGACCTGCACAACGATGAAGTAACCAGTCTGGTGAATCGAGCCGTTGATGCTTACGGATACGTTCCGCAATGGCTCATCAGCCACATCAAGACTACCAGTTACGGTCGCAAGGCGTTTCTCGCTTCAGTGGTTGTCCTGAATGCCTGCTGTGACAAAGACGCTGGCCCGCTTACGGGTGTTTTTCACCCATCAAAAAGCAACGGACGCACATTCAAGATTCGCAAAGGCGTGCTACCTGAATCTGACATGCTGCTGATTGCGCAGTCACTGATAACCCATGGCGTTATCGGCAAGGCGAAAGTTCGAAAGCTCCAGCGGCATGAAAGCGGAGAGACCAGCACCGAGTTCCGCGCCGTTGATTACATCGTGGCCGCGCAGGCGCATTTCGGCATGACCGAGCAGGAAGCAGGGAATCTGACAATGACCAAGTTTCAGATGCTCCTGGCAACGAAATACCCTGAGCAGAAAGGCTTTACTCGGGAAGAGTACGATCAAGTAGCAGATGATTATCTGACCAGGAAGGCAAAGCGCCTGACCGGGGAAAACTAATCAGCGCAAGGTGTCGCAATTAATGTCGGCGCTGGTTGATAAATAAACAGCTCCTGGTAGGATTTAATTATCTGACAGGGGATAGATATGAATAAATACGTATTGCTGGCTGCCTTGTTCGCATCGACAGTCCATGCAGAAGGTGAGATGAGAGCTACCTTGCAATCAGCTGAATCAGCTATTTGTCGTGACAATGCTAACAAGGCCCAATGCGTAGTTGCAGTTCAGAAGCTTATGTATGCTGTTAATAAGGTCACCGAGCTAAACGAGAACTGTAAGAAATCGAGCGGTGATTTCGGAATCCAGCAGCAGTGCAAGCAGTCTGATGAGGCAATAGGCTACATAAACAGCCTTGGCAATAAACAATAACTAACCCGCTCCGGCGGGTTTTTTTATGGCCGGAGAAAAGCATGGCAGGCGCAGAGAATGCCGGAAGTATCGTTTATGAAGTAAGTGCCGATGTAGCGCCGTTATTACAGGGCGGGCGACAAGTAAACCGGGTGCTGAGTGAAATTGAGGCTGCGTTAGACGAAAACATTGCCCAGTTTAAAAAGCTGGATACAAATGTCAGTGCTACAGCTCAGTCTGTAAGCGCCGCCACACGCAGCATGGGAAATATGCGTGGTGTCTTCGGACAGCTAGGTTATCAGATCCAGGACGTTGCCGTTCAGCTTCAGATGGGGCAGAACGCCATGATGGTGTTTGCCCAGCAGGGTTCTCAGATAGCGTCTATTTTTGGCCCAGGTGGTGCTATCGCAGGTGCAATTATTGCCATCACGGGTGCGCTGGCTGGCGCTTTGCTTCCATCTTTATTCAGCTCCAAAGACGCAACCAAAGAACTGGAAACGGCGCAAAAAGCGTTAGCTGATACCGTTGTTAGAACAGACTCCGGGGTCAGCGCTCTATCAGAAAAGATTCAACGTCTTGCAGCCGTAAGCTCTGATGCCGCTAAAGCGCAGATTGCAGTCGCAATGACGGATGCGCAAAAAGCTATCAGCGCTGCGGGCGGGGCAATTTCAGATCAGATTAGCGACATAGGAACCTGGCGTAATAGCATGTCAGCAGCAGAAAGCCAGCTGACGACACTTGAGGGGAAAGGCGTTGATGTGTCTACGGCACTCAAGGAATTGGGCGGAAGTTATGCGGGTAACATTGCTGGCATTAACATTCTGAATAACGTTACCAATTCCATGGCAGAGACGTTTGGCATTACTCAGACGCAGGCCGTAGGTCTGGTAAAAGTGTTCCGCGACCTTCAAAAAGAACCTACTGCAGAGAAAATGCAGGCCGCAGCGTCAGCCCTTTCCTCTCTCAGCGAACAAACTGGTTATGCCAATCCGAAACTCAACGAACTAACTAACGTAGTCAACCAAAACTACGTTTCTGCAGCCAACGCCACTGATGCAATTAACGTACTGAAGAACGCACTTAGCAACCTCACTGGCGCTACTGAAGCCTCTAAACAAGCGCTGTCAGGCAACGCGGAACAACTTAATAAGCTTGTAGAAGCAGCAAAAAATGAAGCCGCTACCGTCGGATTCAGTGCCAGGCAGAGAGCCAAATATGTGGCAGGACTCCTGGGGGCTAATGAAGCTGAAATTAAAGCGCTGGATTCCAGTTATGACCGAATAGAGGCTTATGAGAAAGAGCAGCAGGCTCTAAAAGACCAGGAAAAAGAGCAGAAGAAAGCAGCATCAGAGGCAGAGGCGGCTGCCAAACGTTCCGCCTCTGCGCAACAGCAGGTTGTTAATCAGCTTGACCAGTTGGCAGATAAATACCAAATAGCAGTTCTTGAGCAGCGCGGGATGGGCCGCGAGGCTGCCGTTCTTGCAGCTCAGCAGCAGCTAGGAGCTGCGGCATCTCAACAGCAGGCGCAACAGGCGGGAGACCTTGCTGGGAAGCTTTATGATGTAGCCAGAGCTACTAAAGCAGCAAAAGAAGAAGAGCAGAAGCGTAAGGAATCAAGCCAGAACTTTGATGCACTTAGAGGTCAGGTTTCTCCAGTAGCATCCGCAGACAACGCCTATCAAAAGCAAATTGAACAACTCAACCAATACGCCACCCTGTATCCGCAGCGAATAGCTGAGGTTGAAGCGGTCAGGGCTTCTATCGAGGAGCAATACCGGCAAAGAAGAATAGAAGCCATGTGGGATGAGTGGTCGCAGCAAAATGCCGCCACTGAGGCGGCATCAGCTGCTTTTACTGCATTTGGTAACAACGCTTCAAATGCTCTCACAGGGATAATTACAGGAAGTATGACTGCCAGTGATGCCTTGCGTTCAATTGGGAACACTGTTCTTAACAGCGTCATTAACACCTTTGTTCAGATGGGCGTGGAGTGGGCTAAAAGCGCGATACTTGGCGCTACCACCCAACAGGCGGCCATCGCCACAACAACGGCCGCCCAAGTTGGTTCTCTGGCGACAACAACGGCTGCCAGTACGGCCTCTGCAGCAACTACCACCGCAGCATGGACGCCAGCAGCGCTTGTTGCATCTATAGGCTCATTCGGTGCTGCCGCGGCTATAGGTGTCGGCGCACTGGTTGCGGCATTGGCTGTTGGTAAGGGCCTGGCGGGTAAGCGCAAGAATGGTGGGCCTGTGTCGGCCGGCTCAATGTACCAGGTAGGTGAGGGCGGCATGCCTGAAATCTACCGAGCCAGTACCGGTAAGCAATTCATGATCCCTGGGGATAATGGTCGCGTTATCAGCAATAAAGACATGTCTTCTGCCGGGGCTGGGAGTGGCGGTGTAGTTATTAATGTCAACAACTACACAGGGGCGGATGTACAGACACGAACCAGAAACGATAACGGAAATCAGGTTATCGATTTGTTCATTCAGGACGTAGAGACCGGCGGCCCCATGTCATCCACACTTGAGTCAACTTACGGGCTCTCACGCCAGGCAAACGGAGACTACTGATGGCAGAAGTAAAATACCCGCCATTTCTGCCGCTTCCTCAGCGTGCAAATATGAATATGACTCAGGATACCAGCTTCCGGCAAAGTAATCCGGCGGTTGGTCCTGCGGTATTTACACCCATTACAACCGACCTCAAAACGACGTGGAACCTTAGCTGGGTTTTTACTCTTGAAGAGGCAGAGCGATTCAAATCATGGCTAAGGTCTCCTAACTACTGCAATCGAGGCCAGGCATGGTTCGACATACCTATTGACCTTGGAGATACGCAAGGTGTGCAGGTGCAGGAAGTTCATTTCATCACAATGCCAGTGCAGACCAGCAAGGAAGGGGGAGTGGTTACCTGGACTGCGGATATCATCTGCAACTTCTTAGATGATGTAACGGAAGATTATGATGATTGGATTGTTGGTGCGCCAACAGGCGTTGGATATTGGTATGATTTAATTGCTACGGAGATTTTGCCAGATGCCAACGCTCCGTGAATGGAAAGAACGTCGACCGGCTTCAGACCTTAAACAAACAGTGGTGTTTTCTCACCCTTCATTCGGCACGGATCGCCTGGTAAACAACTTGTTTGAGTCGGCCATATTCAATGGGCAGATTTACCAGCCAACTCGTTTTGATTTCTCTGAGCCTGCACAAGATGGCACTACGACACTGAACGCAACGATAACTTTTGCGGCTCTGTCACAGGACATTAAGCAGAGGCTAAAGCTATGGCGAGGACCGGCCCGCATGGAGCCGATCTCTTTCCGGTATGACATTTGGGAGAACATTGGCGATAAGGCACCTCTTAAAACCTACTCAATGTTCGTTCGTGATGTCGCAGCTGATGCAGAAAATGTGTCAGTAACCGTAGGTATGACCAACCCGCTTACCGTAGCTACCAGCATCATTTACACCGTAGAACTGTTCCCTGGCCTGAGTAATATCTAATGAACAAAACAGATTTTATCCGGAAGGTTAATGGCCTGCCGTGGGCTGATCGCGCCTGTAGCTTTCAGGCTGTCGACTGCTGGGGACTAATCGTACTTTATTTTCGCCATGTCGCTGGCAAAGAAATCCATCAGACCGCGGACTACGAGTCAGGGCGAGACTTCATCACATGCTACGAAGGTGATCGCGTGTTCTGGGAATCAGGTTCTCGCTCTGAGGGGTGCATTGCTGTGTTTTACCGTGGCGAGCACCCGGACCACGTGGGTGTAATCATTGATGGAAACCGATGCTTGCATTCTCGCGGGCCTGGTGAAGGCGTAAGAATAGATCCGCTTCCGCTACTTGAACGAGCATTCACAAAGACGGAGTTTCTCAAGTATGGCGACATTTGAAATACAGCGTTTGCCTGGCGCACCCAAACAGCGAGGTCGTCTTGAGCCCGGCCAGCGCATGGTGGATTTCTTAAACAACCAGAAGCTTCACAATTCTGTCGTGATTAAGCTGAATGGCAAAGAGCTGCCTGATGACTTCGACATTGGTTACAAGTTCGACATCGAAGATCATCTATCGGTATTCGACCAGCCTCAAAACATGGGCGGGATAAAAGACCTGATAAAGCTTTCAGCTCCATGGGAGGCGCTAAACCCAATTAAGCTGACTAAAAAAGCTTTGGCCGCTTTGCAGAAAACGTTGGTCGGCGATATCAAGAAAACCCCATCAGTCGCTACCGGAGAGTCGCCAAATAACGACCTTACAGGACAGACTAACGTTGCGCGCTTGTACAAGGGGCGGCCCAACATCTACGGGCAGGTACGTTCATATCCTGATCTGATTCAGGAATCACTATTCGAATACATCAACAACAAAAAGTATGTCACTGAGTTTCTGGAAGTAGGTTATGGCCGATATGACATATCCTCGGTTAGATACTCGGAGTCGTCACTATCTGCAATGGCTGGCGCAAGTTATGACATTTACCAACCCGGCGCCGTGATAGGCAACATCAACGAGGGCTACACATTCGATGATGTGGATGGGCAGGAACTTGATGGCCCAAACAAAGCTACTGGCGTAATTATCCAGCAGGCGACGACTAGTAATGTGGTTCAGGGAACTTATGCAGGCGGCCAGATTTCTGTAAAGATAATAAAAAACAACAGCTTTGATTACTTCTATGATTCGATAAAGCCAATTGACGTCACTTTCATCATAAACGTCACCTATGCTACTGCGACGGGTAACGTTACGAAAAATATAACGGTAAATGCCACGCTCATAAACGCGACGCTTACCAATGATGGGGCTGTTGTGAACCCTGTGCAGTGGTACACGTTTTATTTCAATAATCTTACTGGTCCAGATATTAATGAAACACCCGCAAACGCCACTATAAATTCAACATACTTTCAAATCACACAGTATGAAAGCGTGGCGGTAGGCCCGTTCTTTTCAGCTGTTGAATCCTCTTATCTCTGGATTCACATGTCTGGTAACCAGGCCAAAGGCAAAAAGGGGCCAGTTCAGTTGACGTGGTGGAAGGTCGACGATGATAACAACATCGTGCCAGGCACTATGCAGTCGACGCAAGTCAACGTTGATAACAATACCGGCGCGTACGATTACGTGTATTACACGTTCAAGATAAAGCCAGCCGCCGGCAAGGCCAGATACGCCTTTACTGTGAGGCGGTTAAATAACGCCGCCGATGACAACACGGTTTACATCCTTGCCGCTCACGCAATAAACGTAAGGACTAACGTTGTTTATCCTGATGACACGCTGGTAAAGCTTACCGTTATGGAAACAGAAAACGCATCAGGTATTAAAGACAGGAAGTATAATCTTCTCGCCCAGCGACTTGTTATCTCTTACAACAGGTCAACAGGTGCAGTTGATTACACACTCCGCGCATCACGCTCTTTTGCTGATGCAGTCCTTCACGAGTGGGTGATGGTGGCAAAACAGGATGTTAAGCGCCTTGACCTGCCTACCTTATACGCAATCGCGGACAGCCTCACAGATAATCAGCTTGGATATTTTGATTACACCTTTTCCGACTCCAAGCAGTCTCTTGGTGAACGTATTCAGGTTATCTGCAATGCAGCCAGAGTTGATATTAATTGGATTGGAGACGTTCTGACATTTTGGCGAGATGAGAAGGTTTCCGTTCCTGCCGCCGTATTTGGGCGCAGCAATATGTTCTGGGATGGCTTCAAGATGGGCTACTCAATGAGTCTGCCTAACGGGTATGACGGTATAACACTTGATTACGTTGATCCTCGCACAAACAAGAAGGCATATATCTATCTTCAGGTTAATGCGGCTGGAGTTAGCGAAGTGACCACGCAAACGGAAAACGCAATGACAGTAAGTCTTTCCGGGTGCAGAAATATAACCCAGGCAAGAAATAGGGCGTGGCTTGAAGCTAATCGGCTCATGCAGTCTCGCCTAAGTATGACAGTAAAGGTTTTCGAAACGACGCAGGTTATTCGCGGAGCTGTAGTTCAGTGTCCAGATATGTACGATAACGAGCAGCAGACAGGATATCTCAAAGGAAGGGCTGGAAACATATTCTCAACCTCAGAGCGCTTGCGTTTTACCGGCGAAATGTGGGTCGTTATGACAGATAGCATTGGCAATTTTCATGGACGATATCGAGCATACCCGGTTGATGGCAACCCTCAAGCGTTCACTGCATATGCTGAGGCATTCGACCTGAACATTTATGACGGAAGGCGAGTTCAAACTCCATCGCGCTACTTTATGGCCAGCAGTAATGAACTTAACTCTACGATATGGCGAGTTGAATCATCAAAGCCTAACGGTGACGATACCCAAACGCTTTCCCTCGTTGAATATTCAAACGAAATTTATCTGAACGACTAATCATCTAATCAAGTATGGCCTCTGATTGATTCGGAGGCTTTCGCCTATAAGAGAGCAATATGGCTAATTCATATCTGAATATCCCGGTTCCTAATCCAACGCAAAATCCGGTACCAAGCGCCGATATTCGAGATCACGTATTCGGTGGTGCTAAAATAGATGAATTTGTCACTTCGCTATTAAACACCTACGTAGACCGGTTCGGCAAAGAGCATTATACCGTTGAGGGTCTTCGCTGGTTAGCTCAGCAGGCAGTGGCACAATTTGGGTGGATAACACTAGATTCTTTTCAGGAAGGCAAGACATTAAGCCTGCCAAATGAAGTCCTGCGCTGGAAATTACCTGACGGTAACGGTGAATATTATCGATGGGATGGGGCGCTTCCTAAAACTGTGCCTGCGGGGTCTACACCTGAAAGCTCCGGGGGGATAGGGACCGGTAAATGGGTCAGCATCGGCGACGCTTCGCTGCGTAAAGATTTAAAGGGGAATCAGGGGGCATCTCTTGTAGGAACATCTTCAGGAGACACAGTAGAAAAAGCCCTTTCAGATATCAACACTGGCCTGAATAAAGCACTAACGGCTTTCTACAAAAACCAGTTAATGCCGGCGGCGTCTGAGTTTGGTGGTCAACTATCAGCTCTGCGTGACGATCTGTCAAACCCTCTGACGCAATTTACAGGCATTGTCCTTGCTGGCGACTCGATTACCTGGGGGTTGTCAGCCACGGGCATTGCCACTGACTCGCCTCGAGCTCATCAGCTTACTGACGCGCGAAATAACTCAAGCTCAAACACATGGGCGAACCTTTTCCACAAATACATCGGTAAAAGGTTTCATTTTAATCCAACTTACACCGAGGCAAACTGGCCAGGATCTCCGTCAGGTGTCTGTGTCTTTACCTATAAAGAAGAGAAGTCGACCTATCCGGGTTATATGCCCGTATCTCTCTCTGGAACATGGTCGGACAATGCGCGCCCCGGAGCTATACTTAGCAGGACGATTGATAGTACAGTAATAGGTTCTGCATTCTCCTTCACATTTACCGGATTTAGTTTCGACATTGCTTTTTCATCAACGCCTGATTCGGGAACCATTGTCGTTTCTGTCGATGGAGCAAACGTCCTTACGATAAACACTAACTCTTCGGCCACTGGCGGCACTTCCTTTGGCGTACGCCGAACGGTCACGCTGTCATCCTTTAAGCGTAACGCTAACATTAAAGTCACATTTACAGCTGGCAACTACGCAAGGATAGAGGCCATTATTGTCAATAAAACAACTCGCGTTACAAATCAGGGTCTAATTGGTGTTAACTCATCGGAGTATAACTCTTTACTTCCCGGAGCGATTTCATCTGGTGATATCTATTGCTTCGTACAGCTTGGAACAAATGACCGAGACGGAACAAGCGAAGCAAGGTCTTCTAATGCTGTACGTCGCAACACATTCGGTTTTATAAACTATCTACGGGCTAATGGCATCAATCCGATAATGTGCTGCGCTAACCAAATTAACGGACCTCAAATTACAGGTTCGTTTTATTACCAAATGTCAGATGTATCCTCGGCTATTCGTCAGGCTTGCAAAGAAAACGTATGTGATTTTATAGATCACTTGCCAGTTACGACAATCGCAAGAGACTATATGACCTACACTGTTACAGATGGCTTGCACCCAAATGACGTTGGTCATTACCTTATGTTTATGAACCTTGTTCATGCCGTCGAGAACTCATCTGAGCAAACCGGAACGCGATCCGTTCAAGCATCCAAATCAGCAACAGCACCCGTCGGGGCGAGCACCCAGACTGCGCGCCTGCCTTTTTTATCGGACAAGTCAGGTATTATGTCGCTTGAGCTGAGGGTAAATAGCGGGGCATGGACAACCACATATGGTGACCAAACAAATGGAGCCAAGTCTCCGGATGGTAACGTGTCTGTGACAGTTAAGAGAGCATTTATCGATACTGGAAATGACAACGTGCTTGTCGCTATTCAAAACTCGGGATCGGCGTCAGTGGCGGTAAATATTGATTTCCGCCTCAAAGAGACGGTTTACACCGTCTGATGCATCAGACGCAGGAGTTCAGATATTTGATGAACTCCTGCAATGAGCTCTCGTCGCCTACATAAAATACTCTGTCTTTGATGTCGATGTAATAACCGTAATCTTCGCTTCTGAACTTTGCGTTTATCTTTGCAGAATCAAACTCATCTTCATCTAAAGGCTTATTCAACACTATCACTACATTGAACTTGCTGGACTTTGATTTTTTGAAGTCGATGAATTTCTGAGGTAACTGAAGGTCGATAAAGTCCCCGTCACCGAGAGTAAAGTTGTTAGCCTCCTGACCAATGGAGAAAAGGTAAGCTGACGTTATGTTCTGCTTGAGGTCTTTATTTTTATCAGTGAATAACATTCTTACATCCATCGATTCAAAGGTGGTCTAACTCAGCTCAGTTGCTGGTTAATGGAAGCTAGCACAAAGGCATTGTTGCGTCATGTTAATGTAACGTCTGGTACTAGTAACTTGGTTATAGTTCGGATAGAGACTACGGATTGCTATGGCAGACGGTAAGAACTGCGTAAGTGGGGAGCATCTGTATGGACACAAAAGATGCAGAGATGAGAGGTGGGGCATGGATGGGGCAAAAAATTAGCGCAAAACAACTCAAAACCTCGGAAGGTGTCGATTCGTCTTGCGCTAATGCATTGCTTGCAACCTAGTTTTCCACTACATCACCATGCCTTCGCAGAAAAGGCCCGCCTATCATGATTAAGCACTAAGGGGAGAAGTGGCTGATATCGGGAGTGTTCAGATATCAGCCACTTTGCATAAACGTTGAAAATCATCTGTGCATTTGTGTGACCCATTAGAGGACAGGCCGCGATTTACCAGTGCTTTATATGCTTTGTCGATGCCGCGAAACGAAACGTTTTGCCGGGTGTCCGCCGTGTGCTTAAATTTTTCTTGCGTCTCCCATTTCAGCTTTATAAATTCCGCAAAAAAGGAGAGGCACCTATGAGACATACTGAAAAACTGGTTTTGACACACAGCAGCGGTGACAAGCTTTATCCTGTCATGATGGAAAACAAGGCGACCGGTAAAATTGCTTACCGCGTTGTTCCCCCTGGCGGAGATAAAACAGAGGATTTATATGAAACGGAAGACGTTGAAGAAGCTATCCAGCTTGTTCTGAAACAGAATTTTTCAATCCGCTGTGAAACTCTGACGCTCAGCGTGAAGCAGAAAAACGGCAAATCCATAAAGCGAAGCGGGCTATACAGCCTGAACGGAACAAGCATCATCAGCTTCACTACCCGGTAACAGGCGACTCGAAAAAGCGCTACTGAGAGGGGTAAAAAGACAACAAGGACTAGATATCTCGTTAACCAGAACAGGCCTTCGCTTCCTGTTTTGGTTAAGATAATTCCTCAGATAACCGACCCGTCGTAGATTTCCCTAATCCTCAGGCCTACCTGGTCATCTGATCATCTCACAGTATTATGCCTTCACTTCTACATCGAAGATGGCCTGAGCGCGTGAGCAAAAAAAGGCCGCCGTAGCGACCTTATGTTGTCTGAATAAATTCTACCCATGCAATTCTAAATACCCTTTTTCAATATCGTATTTCAAATGTTTGGTTAAGGAGAACTGAGGATCAGATTCATGAAATCGTCTTTTAATCATCTCTTGATACTCACCAACAGTCATGCCATCAACTAACTCCTTGTTGATGTTGAAACCAGAACAATTAATTGCGGATTCAGATCCGCGTCTGTGACTTTTGCCCACAATTTTGATGACCAAATGCAGGTTATTGCTAATGTCAAATGTAGCGATGTTGCTGCTGTTAATAATCATATCGTTCCCATGGTTACCCATTTTATGGCAATGCCAAATACTCTCGTTGTCAATCGCTAACCGAATATCTAAAAGATTAATCATGAGCGCTATTAACAACGTAATATGTTATCACTCTTACCCTGCTGTGAAGACATCATATGCCGTCGAAAAAAAGAGAGCGCGCGCTGTCTTAAGTATAATAATTACGCACGGCTTAAGTAAGCGTTTCTGGCGCTAAGCAAAGCGCGGTGAGATTTTTTAAACCTCAGCGCCACAGCTTAATCTGATGCTTTTGCAATCAACAGCATAAAAGCTGACAGGGTGAAGTTATCTTTTATTAAACCTTTTTTTATCATGTCGAAGATCTCGCCCTTTGAGTAAAATTCGCAGCAAATAACACCTTCGTCTTTTTGAGGGTTAAGCAGACTTATGTCATTAACATTACAAATCACCGCTTGAATTTTATCTGTTATCAATCCTGAGTCGGTTATTAATTGGCCGAGTGAATAACTATCGATTGATTCTAAGTTAAGCTCCTCTTTTAGTTCTCTTTCCGCACCTTCTATATGCGTTTCGGCAGGCTCAAGGAATCCGCGAGGAAATTCATGCAAAACCTCACCATTCCTCAAGTGTTGAATGATTGCATATTTGGTTTTATAGGCAGGAATAATTACCACGCCACCATTTTTCTGGTTGATCTTAAGGTAACCCAGTTCGTTAACTGAGACCGACAACACATTGTTTTCAAAAATTAATTTATTCAAAATTAACAATCCATGTTGGTTCATTAGCAGAACGTCGTATGATGGTTCGCGTGTTATAAAGATAGAATAAAACGTACGTTAAATAAACGAGCACTTTAACAAGGTTGGTGAATATCTCATTGTTAACTTTTAGCAATAAGAAAGTTTCTTTTACAAGTATCGCTGTTGGAAATCCAGAGATTAAGATTATGCAAAATATGACTCTGTTTTCAATCCCTTTTAGCATCCTGCGGAAACCCATATTGCTATACTTTTTCTTCTGTAGAAGAAAAAATGATTTTATGCTTTCATTAACGTCGTTAAAATCAAAATTATCTCTTGAGAGTATTTTATTAAGCGCCAGGGCAGAGTCAGTGTATTGCATTTGCCATGAGCGTAAACCTGAAAGGGTTCTGATTGTCATTCCGCCAATCAAACATACAACCAGATTTAAAAGTATGGTTGAATATTCACTGGACATCATTTTACTGACGGACGTATATGAACCGATGTAAAACGACAGAATAACCAGATAGAATGCTATAGTCTGATCTCTTTTTGAAGACTGTTCTTTAATGTGCTCATTGCATCTTTCATAGACTGACATCAGAAAATCTTTTGATGCTAACAT